ATCGTACATATTTAAGATTTTGTCAGAAAATTGTAAATATAGAAATCTGAAGATATCTGAATTTTATGTTATACTTATATTATGAGAAAACAATACACACGAGTTCAATACAGCAAAGATGGTTTAAAGCAATGCACAAATTGCCAGGAATACAAAGATACATCTGATTTCCATAAATATTCTAAAGCACAGGATGGGCTAAAGCCATGGTGTAAGGTTTGTGTAAAAAAATATGACATTGCAGAAAATGACGCAACACGTATATTTCCTAGAAAAATAGATACTGATGGCAATATCCATTGCAGGAATTGCGGGGAATACTTTAAAGAAGAAGACATGAAGGTATCTTCACAAAGCAAATATAAAGGAATGTCTTACTGTGTTGAGTGTGCTCCATTGCTAAAAAGAACTCAAACACTAAAGAAATATAACTTGACTCTTGAAGATTATCATAATTTGTTACAAAGTCAAGATTTCTCATGTAAGATCTGTAAGCAGAAAGATTCTACTTTTAGAAAACGATTATCAGTAGATCATGATCATAGTTGTTGTCCTGGAGAAGGATCTTGTGGAAAATGTATTAGAGGTTTGTTATGTCATCACTGCAATGCTGCTTTAGGAAATGCTAAGGACAATGTAGAAACACTACAAAAAATGATCGATTACTTAAAAAAATAATTTTTCAGATTTAGTGTATAATGGACATTATGGGAATATTAGACAATTTGGAAAACGCCTGGGATGAAGACTTTCAATTTGAATCAACATCTATAGTTGAAACAGATGCTATGGGTAGAGAAAAATTTTGGGAAGATCTAGGAAGACCAGAAGAGACAAACTTACTTATTGAAACTTGTTGCTCTGATTGCAATTGCAAGAATTAATCAAGCAAACCATAAATCTCTAAATAAAACTCAACTTCGTAAGCATTTTCTGCTTCATTACATAACTCTGCAATTTCTTGAGATGTTTTTTGCAGGGTAACGTATTGCTCAGTCAACCAAACCTGATCCTTATATAGTGCTGACATTATAAAAATACCTTTCCTCTAATAATTTTTTAACTGCCAATTCATCTATTATACTATCACAATTTAAATGAAAGTGAACATGAGGAATAGGTGCTTTTGTAGATTTTAGCGATATACCAAAGGTTGCTTCAGGCAAGGTAGAAACATTCATTATTGCCCAAGCAGCCTTGAATATATTACTTAGCACCATAAGTTCTTCTTGACTTTCAAAAACCTCTATATGCTTGACTGGAGATATCAAAATATGTGTATTTTTTGTTTTTCTAGCAGCAATTGCCACTTCAATATCTTCATCAATATATAATTGAAAATCTGGTTGATCTAAAACCATATTTTTTATTTCAGACGGTATATCAGATTCACTCTGAGCATATTGTATTTTTCCTAAATACTCAGTATAAGTCTTCTGATCATCAGAAAACATATTTATTATTTTACTACCATACTTACGTCTAATATCATTAGGACAAAACATACATGATCCATTAAGTAATCCATAGTTTTGTGATATTAAATCCATTAAAAGCCTAGTTTGTCTGCAATCATTCCAGCAACTGCTACTAATCCAGGTCTATTTGTAATAAGCGCTTCCTTCTTTTGAGCAGAAGTCATATCTTTTGGCAAAGACTCGCTTATTCCTTCTTCAACTGTATCAACAACTGCTGTAATTATTTTTTCTCTTGTTAATTCCATTTTTTCACCATTTTCCTATAGGACATTTTGCTTGTTTTAAAGTTGACTTTAATTTCATAAAGCAACCACACTTATTACACTTTACTAGTTTTTTATTAAACCAGTCACACTCTTTACAAATTTCAAGTCTGCTTTCAATTAACTCTTTATCACTCCTAGGTTTACTAGGATCAAACAGATCAGTAAATTTAACATCGTCAGACATATGTCTATAATACCATAACTTGCTCATATCTGTCAATGTTTGTCATAGTAGAGCATAGGGTGGTTTGGGGTACTTCTATTTCGGCGACGACCTAAATACCGTTTCAAAAATTTAAAAACTATATGTATAATAATCTAGTTATGAGTACTCAAGACTGGGCTGGATTTATACTTACAATACTTAGCATCGGCGGAGTTGTACTCGGCGGAATACGATGGTATATCAAAATCCAAATTGACCCAATAAAAGAAGCAGTAGAAGACATTCGCTCCGAAACTAAAACTAACGGCGGAACTTCAATGCGTGATGAAATCAAATCAATTAAAAAACAACAAGAACTTGATCGCAAAATTAGTGTAGAACAAAAGCAAAAACTTGATCACATGTACGATATATTGTTAGATTATATTGCTAAAAAATCCAATTAACCTAATTTGCCTATTTGCTATATATATAATATATAAGATATATAAATATTAAACTTTAAAGATAGTTCTTTTTTCTTATATATATTAAAGTATACACTATTGCTATTCCTGACAAACTATTCTATATCTTGACAAAACGGACATTCTTAATTATAACAATTTGATAACTTTTATAACATGATATTTTATATGTCCAACTTATACTGATATGATATAATTTTATAAAGATACTTAGGATAGTCTCTTCATACCCACCTATCCTAGGTATTTTTTTATTTTTAATGGTATAATCAATTTACTATGAATATGTGTGGTCCTGAAATATTTGGTGCAGATCCTGCACGAATTAAGTGGAATGTTGTTAGAGGAGATACCTCTCCGCTTCGTGTTGAATTTTTAGAAGATGACGAAGTCACATATTTTGATACCTCTACATGGACATATAAGGCTACATCATATGATCCACAATCAGACTTTGTAGATGAACTAGAAGTAACTGCTCATAGTGGATATGTCGACATTCTTGCTCCCGCCTCAATTACTGAGAACTGGGGAACTGGCTTTAAGTCAGTTGTTACAGAGTTGACATTTGATCTTCAGGTAACTATTGCTGGAGAAACAGTTTGGACACCAGTAATTGGAACAATAAATGTTCTAGGTGATGTAAGTGGAGGAAATCTATAATGGCTGTAATTAAAATAACAACACCAAGACCAGAACTTCCACAAGTAATTAGAATTAAGAATAAAATTTTTAAGGTGGGTAAAAAATGACAATACATGCACTAACACAACTGAGTAACACAACTGCTACTCGTTTAACTCCAAATGGAACACATTCTGGAATGGATATTACAATTCAAAATGTACATGAGTCTGCTTATGTATATGTTGGTGGAGAAGGTGTAACATCATCTGATTATGGATTTAGAATTGCTCCAGGTTCTGCATTTTCAATTGAACTACCTGGACAAGATGCACTTTATGCAATCTCAACTGTTGATACTTCAAAAGTTTCAGTTTTAAAAACTGGACTAGAGACAGGTAACTAATGGCACGTTTTACTACAACAGGTGGTAGCGGAGACGGAACACCAGGACCACAGGGACCAGCAGGCTCTAACGGATCAAATGGAACTAACGGAGCAGATGGTAAAGATTCTTTATTTCTTGGTACATGGAATAGCGAAACCGAATTTCTTGCAGTATACCAGGGTGGTCCAGTAGGTTTAGCAGATGGTGATTGGTGGGCTTTTGTAAAAGACAATAGCAATCCAAATAAGATTTATGTAGTTCGTGAAGATCCTAATTCTGCAACTGGTTGGGTTATTGATGATAACGAAAGTTTTGTTTTACCTCAAGGTGAAGAAGGTCCAGCAGGAGATCCATTTGGTATTTACTATTTAGGTGATTATGTTTCAACTAATGGTTACGTTACAGACATCGCAGTAGTACGAGGATCAGATGGACAGTTGTATCTTGCAAAAGCAAGTGGACAACTTGGTGATCCAATTAATTATCAAAGCAATGGACAGTGGGAAGTTTGGATTCCTAAAGGAGCAGATGGTTCTGACGGTGCACCAGGTGCTGATGGACAAGACGGTGCTCCTGGAGCAGATGGTCTAGATGGTGCAGATGGAGAAACTCCGTTTACTCTTGTAGGTGCATACGATAACGGTGTTTCTTATAACTTAGGGGTTGCTGTTTATTACAATGGCGGTACATATGTAAGAACTGGTAATCCACTTAATCCTGGATACCCTCCAGAACCAGGTACTATAAACGCATCATGGACTCCTATTGCAGATAAGGGTGAGCAGGGAGATACTGGAGCACAAGGTGCACCAGGTGCTGACGGAGATCCACTAGACTTTTTAAATGTAGCAAGTAATATTGTTCCAACTACAACAAACTTTTATACACTTGGTACAGTTGACCATCGTTGGGCAGATGTTTATTTAGGCCCAAACACAATTAATATCATTGACCAAAGTTTAGGAACAAATGCAACTATGGGAATTGATAATGGTATTTTCTTTATCAATGGTATTGCACAAGCACAGTTGCCCAATGTTAAAATTACTAACTTAACTTTTAATGATAATACAACTCAAACTACCGCTGCAGTTGCTCAAGTAAATTCAGATTGGAATGCAACAACTGGCAAAGCACAGATTCTTAATAAACCAAGCATTCCAGCAGCACAAGTAAATGCTGATTGGAACTCTGTTTCTGGTGTATCTCAAATTCTTAATAAGCCAGATTTATCTTCAATAACAGCAACACTAACATCATATGCTTCAACTCTTTCATCACCAAACCTTGCATACTCAGGAACTCCAACAACTGCAGTTTATATTGCAACTGGAAAAATGGTATATGTTCAGATTGATGTTAATCTAGCGACTGTAACAAATTTTGGTACCAATGGACAACAGTACCTACTAACACTTCCGTTTACTGCAGCCCATGACTCATTGCTTATTGGCCAGTGTAAAATTGGTGCGATAGTTTATGAAATTGCTGGTAAGGTGACTGCTGGCTCAAACTCTATTGGACTAGAGTATTCTCTTTCTAATGGAAATAATACACCAAATACATTTGAAATATTTACTAAGCAGCATCCAGCAAACATGACAACAGCAACAACTTTCCAAATCTCTGGAATGTTTATTAGTCAATAATTTTAAAACCATGAGATAATGTCTCTATGGCTGTTTCTAAATCTATGGAGTTCCCTGGTGCTCAAAAATCAAGTTATGCAGCACAAGTTCAACAAACTCAACCTGGTGCTTCTCAAGATAATGTACTTTCTTTTCTTCCAGTACCTGGCCCAGTAGGTCCTCAAGGGCCTTCAGGAAGGGATGGCAAGGACGGAGAGCCTGGCCCAGAGGGAAAGCAAGGGGCAGAGGGTAAACAAGGACCTAAAGGCGAAAAAGGTGCAAATGGCAAGGATGGAGTTAGTTCATTATCTTCATCTGGTCAGCAAGCAGGATGGGCAGCATATTTTAATAATTTAACAAATATGCATAGACTTGGAGTAACTCAAGGTGATGATGGATGGGTTACAGTTTACATAAATTCCGAGGGATCTCAAAATGAAACCTATTTACCAAAAGACACAGTAAGTCTATGGAATAACCATGCAAGAATGTTAAACTTTAAAGGACTCAAAGAAGGTGCTCAAGTATTCATTACCTATAACTTTGAGTTGACAACCTATACAACTAATACTGAGGTTTGGATTAGAACATTTTTTGCAAACTCTAATAGAGAGATATCTCAGTTTGTTGCATCTCTTAAGTATCAACATACATACCCAATTTCTGTTACTCAGCAAATATTTATTGAGGATCAAAAAATGTGGGGCAACGGTGCATATCCACAAATTAGAACTGACTATGATGCCTCAGCAATTATGAAATCAATCTACGTCAGCGTGGTATAATAAAACTATGGCATTTCCAGGTACATTAAATATAAATTATTATAAGGGTGACACCTATGAGTTTCGCATTTATCCTAAAACATCTTCTGGGGAATCTTTTAATTTAAGTCAATATTCAAATGCAAAATTTGTAATTTCCAACAGTCGTGGATCTGCAGGTGTTTCTGGCAAAATTGAATGTCTTGCAGTTATTACAAGTGGAGTTAGCGGAAATTATGTCACATGCACAATTAGACCTGGAGATTCAGTCACAATGAATTCAACAACACAGTATGTTTACGATGTTGAAATTACAAAAACATCATCACCACACAACTATGTATATACTTTGCTAACTGGGAATGTTTCAGTAACAGATCAGGTATCTGGGGCAACAGTTTAATGACAGATGTAATTTTATCAACAGAAGATTTAACAGTTCTTGGTGGACCTTCATCTTTAAATCTTGAAATTGACTTTGGTCCAAAGGGTGATCGTGGAAGTCAGATTTTTGTAAATCTTGGTCAGCCAACATCACTACTTGCCCCTGATGCACAAGTATATGATTTATACATTAATATACTTTCATCAGATGATGAATATCAGTATGTTTACCAGTTGCAAAATGTTCTAGAAACAGAAACTTGGGTAAAACTTTTTAAATTAGTTTCAAATACATATAGCAAAAACTACACAACAACATCTTTTAATGATGGAGTTTGGACAAAAAATATACCAATTGCAGAAATTGTGCCTTCTGACTTTATAGGAACTATTACAGCAGAAAATTTTAATGTTCAATATAGTATTTTAAATCAACTGCCATTGGCTTCTTCAATTTCTATTGGAGAGGTATCTTCGTATAATGGAACATTTTCTTTACCTATAACTATAAAGGCAGCAGAGTTAAATGGTTCAACTTGGTCAAACTTGAGCACAGTTAAAGCAGTACATTTATTCATTACTGTGGTATAATCTAAGGTATGGCTTCTGAAAATATTGGATCAGTTTATCCCACAAAAATCCCAGGGTATGAAGATGCTGCGGATATCCAAGCAGCCCTAAAACTATATCATTATGGCACATCTTCTGAAATTACAACCGAATCTCAGATTATTCCTAATTCCGTAGTTGGACACATAAAAGCATTAGATACAAGAATTGATAATATTGAGGCAGATGGACTTGGATCTGCTGTATTAGCATCAATGCCAACTGGTATTGATAATGGATATATTTGGGTTGATTCAACAACTGCAGTTACAACAAATATTCAATATGCTACGGCATCATATCAAACATCACAACCTTCAAATCCATCAACTGGTGCCCTATGGGTAGATTCAGATACCACACCGCTTAAAATGTATGTATGGTCAGGTTCTGCATGGAGAGAGATTGGTGCATAATGGCTAAAGAAAAAACTACAGAGCAACAACTTCGTGAAATTGGAATTGCAAAATTAGTTGCATCAACTGGAATCACAGAGGCAGAATTAAGAGCATTGGGGATCACATCAGATGGCAACAATTAATTCAGATGGAAAAGTAGCATATATCTATAATGCATCAAATCAGACTTGGTATGCGTTGGGTGGAGCAGTTAACACTAACGCTCAATATACATGGACAGCAGATCAAAGATTTGGTTCTGTAGTAACTTTTGATACCGTTGCAAATGCAAAGGCTGGAGTTAATAATTTTCAAAATCCAACAGCAAGAGATGCAGCAATCACTTCTCCAACAAATGGAATAGTTTGTTTTGTAAGACAAGAAGATTCTGGATTAGTAATTAATCAAATTCAATATTATTATAACGGTACATGGAGATCCTTCAATGATTCTGTTGATTTTATTTCAAAAACATCTGACTATACAATTGCAAAAGCAGATTCTGGAAAAACCATATCTGTATCATCTAGTTCTGACGTAACAATTACAATACCACCAAATAGTTCAGTTTCTTTTATTGCTGGTCAAAAAATTGAAATTGTTAGAAATGGTACTGGAAATGTTATTATTGCAGGTGGCGCTGGTGTAATAATTAATAGTAAGTTTTCTAATAAAAAAATAGCAGCACAATATTCTGGTGCAGTTATTACAAAAATGGATACAAATAATACTTGGCTTTTAATAGGCGATTTAACGGCGTAGGTAAAAGATGCTAAACTTTGGATCCTGGGCATCTTCGAAGGGTATGGTAAAGGTACCAAACCTATCAGGACTAACCAATACACAAGCAATTGCAGCAATTGAGAGTGCACATTTATCATATACTGGAAGTTCTTCAACTTCAACATCAGATTCAAATTTAAATAATAAAATTGCTTCTCAACTACCAAATGCAAATGATCTTGTGTCTTATGAGTCTGGTGTAAGTTTTATTTATTACAATTATGTTTCTACTCCTACACCAACTCCAACCCCAACACCTACTCCAACGCCTACACCAACTCCAACGCCTACACCAACACCAACGCCTACACCAACACCAACCCCAACACCAACTTTGCCTGTATTGCCAATACCAACAATTGCAGTATATCGTGGATGGCAAGTTTATCCAGGATCTGTTTATGCAACATTTGATATAACTAACTTTGATCAAACATATACAACAACTTATTCATCAACACTTGGAACTCAAAATATAGAATTTCCAGAACAATTTATTGTAGAAAATCTTACACCAAATATGACATACACTGTTTATATAACTGCTTCTAAGCCTGGATATACAAGTTCAACTGGATCAGCAACATTTATTGCAAACCCTGCAGACACTCCTACTCCAACTCCAACTCCAACACCAACTCCAACTCCAACGCCTACATTAGTGTGTCCACCAGCAGGAGATACTTCTGGAAGTTATTCAGACCCGTGTGGATTTGATCCAACAAGATGTTGTAATAGTGATGGAGTTCCCTATACCCCAACACCTACACCGACCCCAACACCTACACCGACACCAACTCCTACACCAACCCCGACTCCAGGAGATTGCAACACTGTTGTAAGATATATGCCTGCTAGTGGTTATGATACATCTCCATCTAGCAGCGCAATCGGATATCCAGCATGTCCTTCAGGATACAGATATTTTAGAACTGCAATTTATCCAGATGGATGCGGTAACCGTACAGAGTGGGGAGATTGTACAACATCAACATGGTACTGTTCTCTAAATGCAACTGATGAACAAAATCAGTATACTTCTGCAACAGATATTTCAGGATCTCAGTGTGATTCATATGCTATTGCTTGTTCTACTTCTGGATACCCTGCATACCCTGCAATTCCAGTATGTCCAACACCTACACCTACACCAACACCTACACCAACACCTACACCAACACCTACACCTACACCAACACCTACACCAACACCAACACCAACACCAACTCCATTGCCTTGCTCTCCCGCAAATGGAAACTGTGGATCCTCACCATGTTCTGATTGTGACCCAGCACGAAGCGGTGTACAAGCAGACGATAGTTGTCCTTCAGGTTACAGAAATGTCTGTTGGACTGGCGGTAGTTGTCCAAACACAGGCAACTGTGTACCTGTTACCCCAACACCTACACCAACACCAACTCCTACCCCTACACCTACCCCTACGCCAACACCTACACCTACACCTGCTGGTTGCTCTGGATCAAACTGTAGTTTGCCACAGTGCCAAACATGTGATCCAGGAAACAGTTACACTGGCACAAGATCTGTTTCAACATCTATATGTGCTTCTGGAACAATGAATACTTATACATGCTGGACACCAGGAAGTTGTTCGAATATAACAACAGATACAGGTTGCGTAGCAGTAACTCCTACACCTACCCCTGACCCTACACCAACACCAACTCCAACACCAGATCCAACCCCTACACCAACCCCTACAGGTGGCGGTGGAGGTGGCGGTACTTGCTACGTAGAATGTTGCTATGATCCATATAGTGCAGAAACAGGAACATATGGTCCAACAATATGCAATGGATATAATATTCCTTGTGATCAAGTAAATGGCTGGTGCTAATATGATAGACTTAGTATTATGACAATAAATATTTATAAAGAAGACAATATACTACTTTCTATACCTGGAGATAATAGTTTGGTTACATTTTTTAAAAATAAAAATGATATTAAATATACAATTGAGCCAAATACTAAAACAGAAGGAAGACATGTTTTAAAATATGCTTTTGATAAACAAGAATACTCAGTTAGTATTAGTGATATTATGGCAGAATCTATATTAAATGAATATAGAACGGAATGGGTAGATGAGTGAAGAACTTTCGGCATGGGAAAAATATAAACAAAATCTAGGCGAAACAAGACCTTGGGATATTGTTAATCCAAATACTGAATGGGTAGATGAAGAAAAGTCAAAAGAAAGATTTTCAATTTGTAAAGCCTGTCCAGAACTAATTAAATTAACTACACAATGTAAAAAATGTGGTTGCATTATGAAAGTAAAAACAAAACTTGAAAAAGCCACATGTCCGATTGGAAAATGGTAATGAACATAAAAGAACCAGAAATAATTAAAACAATTTTGCCACCAAATGAACTAAAAAGGTTGCAACAATATGCTATGAAGATGTGGTCAACGCAGCCAAACTATGATGAGTCATTTGGAAGACATCAATGGGCAAATACACCAGAACTAAAAGAATTTCATGAAATGCTTACAGAGTTTGCAAGAGATCATTTTGAGTCAGAAGATATAAAACCATCATGGTGCCTTATGTCAGTTTATGAAGGCAAAGAAGCAAAATTATGGAAACATAAAGATGATAATGCTTGCACCTATCATATAAATTTTTGTGTATTTCAAAAAACTCCCTGGGAAATCTGGGTAGAGGGAAAGCCATACTTATTAGAAGAAAATGATGCACTAATGACATATGGTAATGATCAGGAACATTGGAGAGAAGAGTTTCCAGATCCAGAAAATAACCTTGTTTGCAATGCTTTCTTTTTTTATTGTGAGCCAGATCATTGGTATTTTACAGAAGGTCCAGAATATCTTTATACTCACATAAGAAAAGAAAATGTATAACAGGCTTGTTGTAAGTATTGTTAATTATTGTGATCCAGAGTTTTATTTTACAGTAAAATCTTTATGGGATTCTGCAAAAAATAAAGATCGTTTATTTTTTTCTTTAGTCTCTGAAGATGTAAAAACTTTTGATTTTTCATTTATACCAAGTGATCAGATTAGATATTTTAGTTATGACCTATCTGAATATCGTGGAGGATTAGGTTGGGCAAGAAACTTAGCCTCAAGAATAGATATAGAGTATGACTATTTTATACAGTTTGACTCTCATACTTATGCACTTCCTGATTGGGATGCAAAGGCAATAGCAAAATATGAAAAACTTAAACAAACTAATAATAAGTTTATAATTGCATATGCCCCAGCAGATTATGAAATACTAGTTGATGGAGCAATTGATATTAATACTGGCAACACCACCTCTATTTTTGCAAATGATTATTCTACTTTAATTCCAGGTTTTACATTTCCAAGTTATAAAGTGTTAGAAATAGATGAAGAGGTTAAATCTTTTTGGACTACATGCTGCTATCTTTTAGCACCTAAGTCTTGGGTTGATGAAGTTGGTATATCAAAATATGAGTCATTTAATACCGAAGAGTTTTCTTTATCTATAAGAACATTTGCAGCAGGTTGGGATATATTTTCAATTGGGGCAAGGGATGTATTCCATCATCAGTCTCATAGGCAGCCAAATGGAACTATAACAAGACAAATACTAAGACCTTGGGCAGATGAAAGAAGAGAAGATTATTGGAAACATGTTCAAGAGTCCACGGATAGATTATCTATGCTTATGTCTGGAAAATTAGATGTATCAATAGAAGAAGCCCAGCAGTTTTTTCAACATACTGGGCTTTCTCCTAAATATTTAACTTTTATACCAAATTACTATTCTCATGTGGTCATTGAAAACCGTGGTTTTGGAATGCCACCAAGAAGATACTAATTGGGAAACTGTGTCATCCAGTATCTAGTCTTTGGCGTTAGTCCATGCCATGAGGACCAATCTTTTCCACCATCTGACATATAAAATGCAACCTGTGCATTAGTAACTGGATTTAATAAATCAGAGTTTGAAACAAGTTTAAACTTGTCCCTACGGTCTGGACCTAAATCTCTAATCATGTTAATTTGAAACATGCCCCAAGAGTTATCTCCAGTTTTAGCATTTCCATTAAACCTGATTGGTTGACCATTAGATTCTTTTTTGGCTACTGCCCAAGCCTCCTTTAGATCGTTGCCTCTAAAGCCAACGAGGTATAAAAGTTCCTTGAGTTCACCATCGGTAAGAGAACCCTTATTTTCAAACTTTTTTAATTTTTCTTCTGTAGAAACCAAAAAAACCTCTTGCGAGGTTTGGTCTTCAGCAACTACTGTATTTGTACTTAAATTGTTGCGTTCACTAGCATTTGCAGTATTAAGACCTTGTGCTGCCATTACTATAATCGTGAGTATTCCGATGAGTTTTTGTTTATCTTGTACTATATTCATCTGTTCCTCCTTAGAAACGAAAAACCCTTTTCAGGGTTGTTACTACTAAGTATAACATAATTTTACAAAATTTGTCAAATCAAGCGGGATTTAAAAATTTAAAAGTGGTATAATTAATCATTATGGCATCAGGTAATACAAACGACGGAGTATTTAATCTACCGTTTCCAATAGCAGAAGATCCAGTAAATGTTCACAAGGACATCGAAGCACTCGCTGACAGATTAAAGATTGTTTTACCACCACTAGGAATATCTGCATTTCAAATAAGTGTTATTAATAAAAGTGGTCAGTATCTTGCATCAGGTGTTCCTGTTTATATAACTGGTTATTCTACTAAACCAGAAATATCTTATGCAACTCAATCAACAGTTGGTCCAATTTTAGGTTTATTGAAACAGCCACTAGCAAATAATGCTCAAGGAATTGTTGTTGTTGCAGGTGTAATGGAAAATATTAATTTAAGTTCTGGAAATTTTACAAATGGAAATCCAGTGTACATTGCTCCAACAGGTGGCTTAACTGGAACAAGACCTTTAACTGGAAATGCAACAGCCGTTGGTGTTGTTGCAGCCACAGGAACAAATGGGATTTTAATTGTTCAGGCAAAAGGCAACGGTACTTGGCAAGCACTCAAAGACGGACTTTCTTAAGAGTGGTATAATAAATAAATGGCAACTACAAGAGGATCTCAATCATCATACGATATAGGAAATAAACCACCTACTGTTCTTTGGACTGTCGTTCGTGGAGATACTTCTGGTTTCAAGGTATATGCAACAGATGATGCTAAGCAGCCACTAAATATCCCTGACTGGGAAATTACTATGAAAATGAAAAGACCAAACTCAACTCCTGGAGTTATTACAGATGATGCTGAATTTATTATGCATTTACATCCAAGAAAAGATGATGATGATTTAATTGGAGAATTTACAGTTTGGCTTACAGCAGCACAATCAGTACAACTTCAAACAGGAGACATTTTTGACATCCAGTTATCTGACTCAACAAGAGTTTGGACTGTTTGCCAGGGTAGCATGAAGATACTTGAAGATGTAACAGATTAATGGCAACAGCAATAATAATAGATGAATTAAATCATAAAACTAAATCAATAAAACCATTTAATTATTCAATAACAACAATAAAAGATCCTCAGAGATTAGTTGAAGTAAGAGAAATTCTTCCGTTCCGTGTAAAATTTTCAGCAGTTCAAATTCAAGATGTTCGTGGGATGATTCCAGCAATTCCGCTACAGGTTATTGGATATAGCAACTATATTCTCTAATTAAATAAATAAAAAGGGGTGTTATAATTACCACATGGCTAAAATATCAGTTCCAGGAGTAAAGAGTCTATTTCAAACAGGTGATAGACCAACTCAAGAAAATTATGTAGATTTAATTGATACCCTTGTTGCTCAGTCAACAGATTTGGGTTCAGCAGGTAATAATGAAAATACAATCAATGGTATTGAGAATGTAACTGTAGTTGATAACTTTGATGCCACAGTTTGGCGTATGGTTAAGTATATTGTTTCAATATCAAAGACCTCTGCAGGGGACAATAAGTTCTATGCTACCGAATTAACAATTTTAGTTGATGGACAAGATGTGTCTGTCAGCGAATATGGCACTATCGACAATGATGGGAATATTGGCACCATTAATGTCTCTCGCACTGGAAATACCGTGGCTTTAACAGTCACTCCAGACCCTGCGATCAAGCCAGTCACTGTACGTTATGCACGTATGGGACTTAAGGCATAAATAAGGAGATATAAAAAATGGCAACAGTAAATAAAGATTTTAAAATTAAGAGTGGCCTTATCGTTGAAGGTACAACAGCGACAGTTAACGGTTTTGACGTTCTTACAAAGAAAACAGCAGATCAAGATTACATTGTTAATCTTATTGGTGGTACAGCAACATCTGCTAACACACCAAATACAGTTGTAAAGCGTGATGGAGACGGAGATTTTGCTGCAGGAACAATTACAGCAGATCTTTTTGTTGGAGATCTTGATGGTCAGGCTGCAACAGTTGATAGCCTTTCAGGTCACACAACAACAGAAATCTCAGAAGGTTCAAACCTTTACTTCACAAACCAGAGAGCACTTGATGCAACTAATGCTGCATACGATGCAGCAGGAGCAGCAACAAGCGCACAAGCAAATGCAGCAACTTATACAGACGGAAAAATATCAACAGAAGTTACAAACCGCAATAGCGCAATTGCAACTGCTAAGGGTGAAGCAATTTCATCTTCAAACGGATATACAGATTCAGCAATCTCAACTGAAGTTACAAATCGCAACTCAGCAATTTCAACTGCTAAGGGTGAAGCAATTTCAACATCTGAGGGATATACAGATTCTGCAATTTCTTCTGAAGTTACAAACCGTAACTCAGCAATTTCTTCTGCAATTTCAACAGAAGTTACAAATAGAAATAGTGCTATCTCAACTGCTAAATCAGAGGCAATTTCTTCTGCTAATTCATACACAGATGGAGAGATTGCTGCTCTTGTAGATTCAGCACCAGCACTTCTTGATACACTTAATGAATTGGCTGCTGCAATTGCTGATAATCCAAATTATGCAACAGATGTTGCTAACTTGGTTGCAACAAAGGCTGACACAACATATGTAGATTCAGAAATTTCTGGCCTTGATACAGCAGCACAAGGATATGCTACAACAGCAGAGAATAATGCTAAGTCATATGCAGATACAGTTTCTGGAAATGCATATACAAATGCAGTTTCAGCAGCAGCATCAGATGCTACTACAAAAGCAGGTCAGGCAGAATCAAATGCTAATGATTATACAGACTCAGCAATTGGAACTGAAGTTTCAAATCGCAACTCAGCAATTTCAACTGCGATTTCAACAGAAGTTTCAAACCGCAATAGCGCTATCTCAAGTGCAATCTCAACAGAGGTTTCAAATCGCAACTCTGCAATTACATCAGCAGTAGATGCAATTAACACAGATGCAATTGAAGAGGGTACATCAAATAAGTACTTTACAGATGCTCGTGCTAAGGCTTCAGCAGCAGATCTTTTGACTGGTGCTACAAAGACTAATATAACAATTACAGGAACAGGTGCAGGACTTACTATTACCGCAGAAAACGGTGTAGCAGATTCTACAACATCTGATCTTGCAGAAGGCACAAACCTTTACTTTACAAATGCTCGTGCAGTATCTGCTGTACAAGCAGTTGTTCCAAACTTCACATCAGTTGATTTGAATTCAGTTGCCAAGCAAGTTGCTGCAACTCTTTCAGCACCAACAGCAGGAGTTCAGACAGCACATGCTTTTGCAAAGGCTGACTACCGTTCAGCAGAATACCTTGTAAAGGTTGCCTACGGAACACACACTGAAATTTCAAAGGTTCTTTTGACACTTGATACTTCAGACAATATTGCAATCACTGAATACGGAATTGTTGGAACTAATGGTTCAGCATCATCAATTTCAGCAGGTATTTCAGGATCAAACGTACAACTTCTAGTAACAACTGCTAACAATAACTCAACAGTTACTGTTATGGGAACACTACTTAAGTAATTAATTAAAGGTTTGGGGGATCCTTTCAAAATCCCCCACAAAAAATGTGGTACAGGGGAGAAATAAATGGCAACAGTTGATAAAGACTTCAAAGTCAAAAATGGATTAGTCGTAGCAAACGGCGGTACATTTGGAGATGCAGTAACAGTAGGAGTCCCAACTCTCAATGCACATGCAGCAACTAAAGAATATGTTGATTCAAGATCAATGGCTGTAGGCGACACTGCTCCCTCTTCACCAACCAATGGTACACAATGGTTAGATACTTTAACAAATAGAGTTAACTTTTATTACAATGGATCTTGGTACACACAAGCAACTCTTGATGATACACACAACATCCCACAGCACATTCACGATACAGCAATTGATGGAACAGGACTTATTGTAAGTATGTTCGTTGAGTCTGGTTTTCCAGATAGCCCAATGACTTCAAGTACAGATTCTGGAAATGCATCAGACACAATTTTCACATCTACAATAGATGGTGGATTAGCAGTAGATAATTTCAATTAATAAATTGATGTTATAATAAGATACATATGGGCAACCCCCATGAGGAGGAAGTAAATGGCAGTAAGACAACAACAGCGTAGAGGTACTGCAGCACAATGGACTGCAGCAAACCCAATTCTTTCAGCAGCCGAAATTGGCTTTGAAATTGATACAAATAAATTTAAAATTGGTGACGGGATTAATCGCTGGGCAGACCTTATTTACTTCACTGCAGATGCTGCAGCAGCACTAGCAGACCTAATTGATGGTGCTCCTGATCTACTCAATACCCTTAATGAACTAGCAGCAGCACTTGGCGATGACGCAAATTTTGTTACAACAATGACAAATAGTCTTGCGCTGAAGGCTCCACTAGCATCACCTACATTTACTGGAACAGTATCTGGTGTAACTAAGTCTATGGTTGGCTTAGGATCAGTTGATAATACAGCAGATTCTGCAAAGCCAGTATCAACTGCTCAGGCTACAGCAATTGCAACTGCTAAATCAGAAGCAATTACCACAGCAGCAACAGACGCTACTTCAAAAGTTGCAGCAGAAGCAACAGCACGAGCAAATGCAGTAACTGCTGCAATCGCAACTGCTGCAGCAGATGCCACCTCAAAGGTAGCAGCCGAAGCAACAGCACGAGATTCAGCAATCACAACTGCAGTTGCAGGTGTAGTTAATGCAGCACCTGCTGCCCTTGATACACTTAAAGAACTTGCAGATGCTCTTACAGCAGATGAAAGCACAGCCTCAACTCTTGCTACTCTTGTTGGAACAAAAGCACCTTCTGCTAATCCAACATTTACTGGTACAGTTTCTGGTATCACATCAGCAATGGTTGGTCTTGGAAATGTAGACAACACTTCTGATGCTAACAAGCCAGTATCTACAGCAACTCAGGCAGCATTGGATGCAAAACTTGCTTCTGCAACAGCAGCATCAACATACGAAACAATTTCAAATGTAGCACTTAAGGCACCGCTTGCTTCACCTACATTTACTGGAACTGTTTCAGGAATTACAAAGTCAATGGTAGGACTAGGTTCTGTAGATAATACAGCAGATTCTGCAAAGCCAGTTTCTACTGCTACTCAAACAGCACTAGATGCTAAGGCACCGCTTGCTTCACCAGCACTTACTGGTACACCAACAGCGCCAACAGCCTCTTATTCAACAAACAGCACACAATTAGCAACAACTGCTTTTGTACAGTCTGTATTTAACAATATTGGATCACTAAATCTCGTTCTTGATGGCGGGGGAGTGTAAGCCAATGAAAAATTTTAAAAATATTAAAGAGTACGCAGCCCGTACGGAGGAGAAATAATTATGACAACAAGAATGCAACAGCGTAGAGGAACTTCTACACAATGGACAAATGCAGACCCAGTACTTGCTGCTGGTGAAATTGGTTTTGAAACCAACACTAATAAGTTTAAGATTGGTGATGGAGTCAGCGTATGGTCTGCCCTTAATTATTTTCTTAACCTTGATGCACTAGATATTGACACTCAGGGCTTTATTAAAGATACTCAAAAGGGTATAGCAAATGGTGTTGCATCACTTGATGCAAATGGAATTCTTCCAACATCTCAACTACCTCAAGACTATATTCAAGATCATATTAATACAAGAATGGCTGAACTTGTTGGGGGAGCACCAGAAACACTAAATACTCTCAATGAAATTGCTGCAGCATTTAATAATAATCCAGGATACGCAGATAGTGTTTCTGCTGCCTTAGATTTAAGAGCACCAAGATCAAATCCAACATTTACAGGAGTGGTTTCACTTCCAGAAGTTGCTTTAACAGACAATAGTTCAAAAGCAGCAACAACACACTTTGCTAAAGAAAATATTGCAACAGCAAAAACAGAACTAGAAACTTTGATTGCTACAGTTTCTGCAAATGTAGGTACATTAGATGGCAACTTGACAACAACTAATTCAAGAGTTGATACTGCAGAATCTACAATTACTGGTTTGCAGGCATCAGTATCAACAATCAATTCAACAAATACAACACAAAACACTGCAATTACTGGACTTACAACAAGAATTAGCGGTGCAGAAGCAGATATAACAGCATTAGAAACACTAACTGTTGAACTTGACACACGAATTGATAATAACGATACAACTCTTTCAACATTACAGTCTAGCGCATCATCACTAACTACATCAGTTGCTGGTCTTGGAACAAGACTTGATAACCATGATACATCTATTGCTTCATTGCAATCAGGTGCAACATCACTAACTACATCATTAAATACTACAAATGGCAAAGTAACTACTGCTGAATCTGATATTGCTACATTAAAAACAAAAGCAACAACATCAGAAACTCATCAGGGTGCTTCTACAAATGTTCACGGCATTGCAAATACAGCAGATCTTGCAACAAAGTCATATGCAGATAATGCAAAGACAGATGCAATCTCAACATCTGCAACAGCAATCGCTTTGAAGGCTAATATTGCCTCCCCAACATTTACAGGTACAGTAACAATACCAGCAGGTGCAAGTATTTCAGGATTCGCTCCACTTGCTTCACCAGCATTGACTGGTACACCTACAGCACCTACAGCAACAGCAAATACAAGCACTACTCAAGTTGCAACTACAGCATTTGTAACAACAGCAAATGATCTTAAACTAAACCTTGCTGGCGGAACAATGACAGGAGCACTTACACTTTCAGGTGCACCTACATCAGATCTTCATGCAGCAACAAAGGCATATGTAGATGGTATTTCTGCTGGAATTAACTTCCATCAAGCAGTAAGAGCAACAACTACAGCAAACCTATCCGCTAACTATAGCAATGGTACAAATGGTTTTGGTGCAACTCTTACTGCTGATACCAACCGTGCATTTACTACTCTAGACGGAGTTTCATCATGGTCTGTTGGAGATAGAATTCTTATTAAAGATCAAACAACAGCAACACAAAATGGTATTTATACATTAACTACAGTTGGTTCTGGTTCTACACCTTGGGTATTAACTCGTGCAGCAGATGCTGATAATAACCCATCAGGAGAACTTGCAACAGGAGATTTCTGTTTTGTAACTTCTGGAACAACAAATGGTTCTAAGGGTTTCCTTGTAAGCACAACAGGAACAATTACACTTGGAACTACAAATGTTAACTACACACAGTTTAATGCTTCTGAAGCAGTAACTGCAGGTGCTGGTATTACTAAGTCTGGTTCAACACTTTCAATTGGAACTGGTGCCATTACATCAGACATGATTGTAGATGGAACAATTGTTGATGCAGATATAAATGCTTCAGCAGCAATCGCACAGTCTAAGATCTCAGGACTTTCAACAAGCCTAGGCTTGAAGGCAAATCTTGAATCACCTACTTTTACAGGAACAGTTGCACTACCTGCAACATCCTCTGTAACACTTAATGGAACTGCACTTTCAACAACTTTGGCTACAAAGGCAGATAATGCAGCAGTTATTAATACAATGAGTGGATCACACACACTTGTTTCTGCAGATGTTAACAACATTCGTGAAATGTCAAATGGTGGAACACTATCAATTCCAGCAGATAACTCATTCTGGCCTATTGGAGCAACCGTTGATATCCTTCAAACTGGTTCATCACAGGTAACAATTTCTGGTGGTTCAGGTGTAACAGTAAACGCAACCCCTGGCCTAAAGTTACGTGCACAGTGGTCATCAGCAACAATTTTAAAGCGAGCAGCAAATACCTTCGTGGTAATGGGCGACTTGACAGCATAACCAGTATTAAAAAATAAAAGAATATAAGGAGACTATGTAATGGCATTACAAAAAAGCAAGGGTAGAACAGTTAGAAAGGCTGAGGTTCCAGCATTCGATAACACATATGCAAGATCTTCTTATCAGTCATTTTTATCAAGTATTGGTATGTATTATTCTGAATCATCAATTAATACATCAGATAGTGGTCTTGATCAAAGATGGAACTCTCAAAATATTACTCCTGGAACAGTTGTTCCATACGGAACAACAATTGGTATAAACTACTATATTTATGTTTATCCTGGTTTTAGCCACTATGGAGGATTCTACCACGGCTTCTATCATGGATTTGGTCACTACGGTGGTTTCTACCATGGTTTCTATCATGGTTTTACTCACTATTCATCATTTACTCACTATGCATCATTTGCTCACTATGCAGCATTTGGTCACTATTCAGCATTCTATCATGGCTTCTACCATGGTTTTGGTCACTATTCTGGTTTCTATCATGGATTCTCTCATGGATACGGAGCATTTGGTCACTATCCTGGATTTGGATTTGGATATGGCGGATTTGGTCACTACGGTGGATTTGGTCACGGTTATGGTGGTTTCTCATTTGGTCGTCGCTGGTATTCAATTGGTGCACACACAGGAATCCTTACACCAACAGGTTCTATAAATGCAGAAAATCTAAAAGTTGGAGATAAAATATTATCTCTTGATATTACAGAACTTGATTTTGCAAACTTTAATCCACTTAACTGGACTACAGAAGCATTATCTGGAAGTGGTGTTGTTGAGACAGAAGTTGTTTCAATATCAAGCCATGTTGTAGATCAGGTAGTTTCAGTTAACGGAGACATATATTCCATGAATCACTGGATTCTGTCAAGAAAAGATGGAGTTGTTAAGTTTACAAGATCATCAGAAATTGATACAACCTATGAAGTATACAACTATCAATCACTTGATTGGTCTCCAGTAACATCTGCAAATATTCTTGCTTATATTGATAGAGTATTTACGATCAACTGTGAACCTTACGATGTATTCTTTACAAATTCAATGTTAGTTTATGACCAAGTAGAACAGCCATAAAAGTGGCTAGACTACCAAATCATAACTACTACTCTGATGAATGGGATAAAGAACCATTTATAATACCAGATGAATATGTTGCATTAAATGCAACTAGAATTGGTCAAGCAACTCCATATAGCATTAGTCCGCAAATTGCTGCTTTTACAAGAAAGTATAGTGAAAAAGTTCAAAATGCAGAAGATTCTACTGTTATTAGTACTTTTGCAAAATATAATGAAGACTGGCAAAAAGAATATAGAGATGGACAAAGTATTTTTGTTCCACAAAATAGATGGACTCATGAATGCGTTCATCCGCCAATTGAGATTGGTGAAAACCTTTATAAAATTATTGTTTCTGCAGATGTTTATCCACATACAAAAAGTTTTACCCATCAGTATGAAACTGGTGCAAAAATGGAAGATACAGAGTATAAGTTTATTACAAGAACATTGTATAAATATGTAGACTCTACAGAAGATTTTGTTCCTGAATCTCAAATAGATGATGAATGGGTTCCAAGAATATATGTTTGGAAAATAAGATGGTTGCCACAAAAAAATGCAAAATTAACTTTTTATTCAAATGAGGATATGCTATACTGGAAGTCTGAACCTATAACAATAGATACAGCAACAATTCCAAATGATGCAGAAGGCGTAATAGATGTACCAGTTATTTTTAAAAGAGGCATTAAAAGAAATATTCACTACATTAAGCATGATACAACAATCCTATATATGAAAGTAGATTTTTATGAAGAATAAGAAAAATTTAATTACATTTATTCCAAAAAATGAATTTGTAATTGAATATACATTTAAGCCAGAGCCAATGGTTAAAAATTTGCCAGCATGGTGGAGAAAGGTTCATCCTTATGTTGGTGGAGAAAAGCGTGTTAATTCTGGTCAGTATAATGAAACTGTAAAAAAATGTCCAGGTATTTTAGATTTACTTTCTACTGGTTATTTATTAAAAACACCATGTGACATATATATAGATGCAACTGGATCAAAATTAGAGTATCAAGTTCACGAAGTTCATAAAGAATCTGTAACCATGCATTCACAAGAACAAGTAGAGGGCTGGGATTTTGATAGAACAGAATGGATGGATGATATTTTTAGGGTGCATCCTATGTGGGTTGTAGGAACACAAAAAGGAATTAGTACACTTTTTATACAACCATCTTTTCATACTAATTTACCGTTTGAAATTGTTCCTGCAGTAATTGATACTGATATGTATATTTCTGATGGACCATTCTCAATGAGAATAAAAAGAGGCTTTAAGGGTGTAATTGAAGCGGGAACACCACTTGTACAGTGCATACCTTATAGAAGAGAAGAATGGCAAGCAAATATTTTAGAAAAACCAGATCTAAAGGCTTTAAATAAAATTCCTTGGAAACTTCGTCATAAATTTGGTGGAGCATACAAGAGACTTATGTGGGAAAAGAAGGTGTTTAATTAATGGATAAATTTGAAGATAAGTATAAGAATCCACCAGAGTTGGAAACACATAAGGTTCAGTTTTATACCTCTACTGCATATATACAGAGTACACCTAGTCCAGAACCAGCAATTAATGCTCTTCCTGACTGGTGGAAAGATAGACCAATCTATCAAATGAATGATCAAATTGATAGACTATCAATTATGAATAATCGTGGTGCAGATGCTGCATCGATTAGCGTAAAGCATTGCATGCCATTCTTTGACGCAATAACTTGTGGGTATCATTATTTACTACCAACAACAGTACATGTTAAAAAAACAGATGATCCAGATCGTCCAGACATTTGGTGGGATGAAGATGCACCAAGACCAATTGAGATGAGAGGACACTTAGAACTTCCAGTTCCATCTGGTTGTTATCCAATTCACTTTGTTTGGGATATGAGATGGGGAACAAAAATGCCAGAAGGTTGGTCTGTCATGATTACTCATCCAATTGATCGATATGATCTGCCATTCTTTACAATGACAGCAATTCAAGATTCAGATCGATGGTTTACTGGAAATGTTGTAACATTTTTCTTGCGTAAAGATTTTGAGGGAACAATTGAAAAAGGAACTCCAATTATGTCAATTATTCCAATTAAGAGAGCAAACTGGGAAATGGAAGTAGATCATACACTTCAAAACGAAGGTCTTTGGGATCTTGAAAGAAAAAGAAATTATATATATGGTTTTTATAAAAAGCACAGATGGATAAGAAAGAAATATAGATAGGAGAAAAAATGGAAAAGCAATACGAATATGGCGATTCACAACAGCCAAGCAATAGCAAGTCAAACAAAGAGCACAAGTTCTTTGAACGACAAATTGATATGAATAACCTAGAAGAACTTGAACAGTTATTACTTTTACAGTACGAAAGAATTAAAAAGGGTGAATTGATTAAGGGTGATTCTAATAGAAATACTCCATGGGATTCATCTGGAAGTGTAACTACCGTCAATTGGAATAAGTACAATGTTTTTCAGTTCTATGATTCAAACATTCATACATTATTCCGAGCAGTTCGAGATATGACTTTAGATGCATGTAAGCACTATGAGTTAGATTTTAATAAAGAGCAGTTTATGATTCAGGGTTGGTTTAATGTTAACTATAACCATATTGGAAAGTTAGACTGGCATGAACATGGTGGAGAGGGTGCACCACATTTCCATGGTTACTATTGCGTAAAAGCAGATCCATCAATTACACATTACCGTGTGTTTGAAAAGGAAATAGAAAATCATAATAAGAATAATCGTGCTATACTTTCTGAGACAGGACATCCACACGCTATGGGTGACTGGGACTGGGATGGTCCTAGAATCACTATTGCATATGATGTTATTCCATTAAGACTCATTCCGAAGGAATGGGAACAGCACTGGATTCCATTGGTATAAGGGGGAAACATGGATAAGCACATTACAATCGCTGGTACTTATAGTTTTACAATTGTTGGTGAATTAGCAGACCTATTGGTTAGCGAATTTCCAGATAAAGTAGAAATTACTGAGCAACCAGAAGATACATCAACAGAACAGGAGTAATCTTGTTATTTGTAATAAGTTTTTTATTAATTTTTATATGTATTTTTGCTCTTGTATTTTATAAATACTATATAGATACAAGCAAAACCATAAAAGATATTTCTATTGATAGAGATACCTATAGAAAAAATAATTGGGGCTTAATGCGTACAATTGATAAAGAGCGTCAGGATCATAAAAAGCAAATGCTTCAAGAAAGTTCTGCTGCTTATATTAATTTAAAAAATAAAATTAAACTTTTACAAAAAGATATAGAAGAAACAGATTTTAATAATTTTGATAATGTTAAAGAAGAACTTGTTTCTGCATTAAAGGAAATAGATTCTTATGGAGAAACAAATGATTAACATTAAAATAAGTTATGATTGTCAGGCTTGGGGACAGTGTGTTTTTGATGCACCAGAGGTCTTTGATCTTGTTGAAAGTGAAAGAAAGACTTGGAACTATCAAGTTGAAAATGATTTACTTTTAAAAGTTCAAGAAGCAAAAACACATTGCCCAAACCGTGCAATAAGTTTTGAAGTAGTAAATGATTAAAAAACTTTTGTGTGCAATAAAAGGTCACACTATAGAAGAATCTTCTTGCCCATATACAATGAGAACATATCAAATATGTATTAGATGTAACTCAAAGGGTATCAAAACAAACAACTAACCATAAACATTATAGTTAGAGTTTTGCTTTTTAAAAAACTCTGCTATACTTAACACTATTCCGTTTTTGAAAGGACGATACACATGTCAGATTTTTTTAGTTTTAAACTCCCAGAAGAATTCATAGAAAAGTACAAGAATACAGAAAGTCCATTTGGTTTTAAAGATGCAGCAGAAAATTCACTTGGAGAAATTACTTTTATTCGCACTTATTCTAGAATGAAAGAGGATGGAACTAAAGAACGCTGGCATGAAGTTTGTCGTCGTGTAATCGAGGGTATGTATTCAGTTCAAAAGAACCATGCTAAAGAAAACCGTCTACCATGGAATGACTACAAGGCTCAAAAGTCAGCACAAGAAGCATTTCAAAGAATGTTTGAATTGAAGTGGACCCCACCAGGTCGTGGTATGTGGGCATTTGGAACCCCTATGACTATGGAGAAGAAAAATTCAGCAGCACTACAAAACTGTGCAATGGTATCTACAAAGGATCTTGATAAGAATGATCCAGGAGCATTGTTTGCTTGGGTAATGGATGCACTTATGCTTGGAATTGGCGTAGGGTTTGATACTGTAGGACAGGATAAGAATTTTACAATCTATGCTCCAACAGAACCAGAACAGGTGTTCGAAATTCCAGACACTCGTGAAGGCTGGGTCGAATCAGTCAGACTTCTCATCAACTCATACCTTAGAGCAAACCAAAGTATTCAGAAGTTTAACTATGATTTAATTAGACCTCTTGGAGCGCCTATTAAAGGCTTTGGAGGCGTTGCATCAGGACCTGCACCTCTTATCAAGTTGCACGACCATATAGACCGTGTAATAGGCTCTAGAGCAGGTGAAACACTAGACTCTCGTGCTATCGTAGATCTTGTAAACCTTATTGGTACCTGTGTGGTATCAGGCAATGTTCGTAGATCAGCAACCCTTGCTTTGGGTAATGCGGGGGATGAAACATTTATGAACCTAAAGAACTCAGAACTATTCCCAGAACGCAATTCATTTGATCCAGATAATCCAGGTTGGGCTTGGATGTCAAATAATTCTATTTCAGCAGAAGTAGGAACAAAGTACGAAGATTATGTAGATTTAATTACGGAAAACGGAGAACCAGGTTTTATCTGGCTTGATGTTGCTCGTAATTATGGACGACTAAAGGATGCGCCAGACGGTAAAGATTATCGTGTGATGGGATTT